GCGGGCGGATTGATCGTCGTGTAGTATTGGGAGAAATACTGGGCGTAGGTTTGGAACAAGCCGAGATAAGTCTGGTTGTAGCCAACCTCCTTCCGGTTCCAGTAAAGCGGGTTGGTTGAGATGTCACCGAAACGCGCCACGTCCCAGAACCCGGCGTAGGTGCAACCGGAGTCAGAGTTCAAAGACGGCAACGGATGCGCGTTGTCCCAGAACACCCGCGTCGGATGCGGCGTCACCCAGGCCAGCCCCTCGCGCGCGACAACGGATTCAAAGGTTGGCTCGCTGGTGTCCCCTTCGGCCTTGGGTTTCTCGGCCCATTGAATGTCGCGCTCCCAGGCGCACCGGACGAAGTCCACCGAATGCCCGTACATCATCGCGTCCCGGTACACCTGAACGTCGTGATGCTTGTAATCGAACTGATCGGACATGATGTCCACGCGCTGGGAAAACACGTCGGCGCGGAGCTTCCCAACTTGCGACGTGCTGCGCGGCTCATACTTCAGGTAGGGAAAAAGGTTGTTATATTTGTTGCTTTGCGCCGCGAGCCTCCGTGTCGTGATGCTGCGGACAAGGTTGATTGAAACATCGAAGAACCGCGGAACATCTATCCCCGTGATCGTCCCCTTCTCATCCTTCTTCACGAATTCATCGGCGCATTTGAGAGCGGTGAGTTGATTCGCGCAGGCTGACGCGTCGATCCGGTTCTGGGCGTAGAGGACCAGCGGAAGGATCTTCTGAGCCAGCGGCGGAGGTTCCCATGCGAGATCCACGGCGGAATAGAACTGATAGTTTTTCAGGGAGAAGTTGATGTGCTCCATGAGCCGGTTATTGATCCGGTCCTCGAACTTCTTCCTTGTGTCACACAAAGCCTGGCGCGCCTTCTTATCCTCATCCGAAGCGCCTTCGGCGAGCGGCGTGGCGGTAAAAATCTCCTTCAACCTTTCGTTGGTCGTCCCGACGGATTTGAGCGCGGAGAAACGGATCATGCGGCCTTAGCCTCCTCCGGTTCAAATCCGCTTTCCTGGCAAGGTTCACATGGACCAAGGATTCCGGAATCCGGATGTCTGACGTGTCCAACCCCATTGCAATACTCGCACACCTTCAATCCTCTATCCTCAGCCTGCCGCCGAAGTTTACGGAGAAACGCGGAGAATTCGCTTTTGGTCATGCCGCCTCCTCCTCATTATCCCAGACCAATCCCTTCGCCGCCAGGGCGTCCTGAACGTGAACCTCGCGCAGCCCGAGCTTGAACTTCACCAGCTTGTCCCATTGGATCGTGAGGTAAAGCGGCCATTTGTTGTTGCTGCGGTATCTGGCGATAACGCCGTTCCGGAATTCTCCCGCCAGCGCGCAGAGTTCCGGCAACGTGCATCTGAAAATCTGACAAACCTGAAATACCTTCGCGTTGGTCCATTTGTCCAACCCAGCTTTTTCAAATTCGTAGCGCAACGCGGTGATCCACGGAGAACCCGCGTAAGTCCCGTCGGGGAGACGAACACGGCCGTTCAGGAACGCATCGCTCTCTCGGATCGCCGAGCGGTCAGGACGACCGCCTGGATTTTTGATTCCGACTGGCATCATGGCGCGACGTAAGGTTCTTTGTTCCCGGAGGGTCCGGCGGAAAAAACCGCCATGACCGGGTGCTCCTGATCCGGCGTCACTTCGGTCGGCTCATCTTTCTCCGGCTCCTGCGACGTGATCTCCTGCACGGTGCAGACAGCGCCGTCGTTGGTGAGTTCGTCGAGTTGGAATTTTACATTGAGGGAATAGCTCTCACCGATGCTCCAACTTTTGAAAAGCGCCTTCAAATCCGGCGAGTTCGCGAAGTCCCACGTTATTTTATTGCGTTGGTTTGAAGCCATGACCGGAAGCAAACACCCTGGCACGGCAAAGTCAACGCCGATTACGCGGCTGCATAAACCATCGGAGTGGCGACATCGCCGACCTGGGGGCGCATTGAAGCCTCGCCTCTGGCGGCGTAATAGATGAACGGGTAAGAGAGCGAATCAAAGGCGTGCCCGAATCTGCTTTTCGCTTTCGGCCTCATTGGATTTCCAGGATCGCACTCTAACTTGAGAAACATCTCGTGAGTTTTGGTGCAGGTCGCGCTGATTAGCAAGTCCACGTTTTGAAGTTTTTCCCGCGTGAGCCTGACGCGTGTGTCTATCGAGTGAGGGCCTTTCGGCGCCGGAACCATTCGGATCACGCCACCGGAGAGATCCTGGATGTCCTTGTAATCGAAACTACCCTCTCGCGCCCGGTATTGATTGAAGGCGGCTTCGTCAGAGATGTGGTGGAATCGAAAATCGCACTTTTGCCTGCCGCTCCAGTATTTCATCCGGTCCATGACGATCGGGACAAGCCTTGAGTATGGCAGATATTTGTCGATGAAAATACACTCATCCACCACGACCCACAGGATGCGTTCTTTGACGGCAATAAATTGCTCGAACGTGACAGCAGAATGCGCGGCGCCTAAATCCCAGCCCACCGTTACAGGCAGGCCAGGGAGAGGGAGCAACCCGCGCCCGCGCAACGCATCACCCTTCGAATGGACCAAGGGGTTGTAGTCATTTCTGAATAGAGAATCCCCCGTCGGCGCTTCCACCCACTCGCCCAGGATCATCCGGCGGTACTCCGTCTCATCACCTTTGGTCGCGTCCAGCATCCGGTCCCAGTAATGGGCTGGCATGTTGGGTTTGTTGTCCGTCATCGGCAGGTGCTTGACGTAGTAGTGATCGTTCCATTTGCCGGTCTTGGCATCCACCGGCTTGACGAAGAACCGGTCATAGAGCCAGTGCGACGGGCCAGCCGGGTTGCAAGTGTAAACGATCGGTTGATGGGCGATGTGCGGGTCGCGCCCGAGTTGCTGGACGACGTGTTTGAAGTAAGTGTCGCTCTCCAAGGTCTGCGCTTCGTCCACCAGCACGAACGTAGGCTCGATCCCTTTGATGCGCGAGGCGACGAATCCTTCGTATGGCATGGAGACCAGAACAACGCGCGACCAGCCGCCGAACTTATTGGAAATGTAGATGTAGGTGTCCTTGTATTTGTTCTGGCGCGCCTCGGTGAAGATGGCCCGGCCGCCCTGCTCCCATTCCTCTTTGACGAACGTGTTGAGTTTGTACCAGACGCCACCTTCCTCGGCCTGGCGCCCGGTGGGGACGATGATGAGACCGCGCGCGTTGCGCCCCTCGCGGCAATGATCCACAAGACCGTGAATTCCCACGGTGCTTTTGCCTGAAAATTTCTCCCCAAATATCAGTGAGTACAAATGCTCCTTGATCGCGTCGTACACCTCGCCCTGGAGCGGGTTGAGCTTCGGGCGGTAGGGCCGGTAGTAGGAACCGTGCGGATCGGTCTGCGGGGCGACGTAACCCTCCTCCTCGAACACGGCGGACAGCGCGTCGAACTCGGCGTCAGTGGGAAGGTGCATCAGGGTTATTTATGGCGGCTGCGCTGGCGGCGGTTTCCTCATCGTGGCAGCGTGGGCACAAACCAACGCATTCTGCCGGATAGCTGAAACCGCGCTTCGTAAAAGTTTCGTAGGTCAGATGGTGCGCTTGAGTAGCGGGTGAAAGAAAGCATTTCTGACAAAGCAGGTCTCTTTCCATAACCGCTCTGCGGACCTGCTTCCACTGATCGGATTCCAGATATTCCTTGTACCTCTCCCACCAGTCGCCGGTGCGGTTGCGGTAATTCTCCGCCCACTCTTTCCGCCGTTGCTCGTGGTAGAGTTCCCATTCCTTTTGTTGCTGTGCCGCCCATCGCGTTTCAAGCGACTCGTCGAACCATTCGAGCTTGGCTAGAATCCGTCCGGTCTTGGACACTTCCCCGAGCGACTTCCCGCACGTCAGACATTGTACGGCTATAACCAAGGTGCGGTCTTTTTTTTGCCTCCGTCGTTCAGCCGTATTTTGATGGGTACATTCACTCATATATTCCAATGGTGTTGGGGAACGTCGGCCTGGTTGATTTTACTTTCACTGGCAAAGCGGCAGGTACTCGGATCGTAATACAGCGCGTACTGTTTCTTTTGGATGCGCCGCCCTTTGCGGACATCCATGATGACCTTCTTCTCCGCTTCCTTGTTGACCAGAACGATGACGACGTGGGCCTCGTGTGAAATCACCCGCGACTCACGCAGGCGTCCTTCATCGTTAAGTTGGGACAAGACGATGATTGGAATTTTTGCATCCTTGGCCAGCGCCCGGATGTCTCGGGCGATCTCAGCCACCTGTTGCTCTCGCGGGATGGCGCTGTTTTTCGGCAGGACGATTTGAGCGTAGTCCACGATTGCCAGGTCGATCCTGCCGTCCCGCTTCAGTTGCAGCACCCGCGCCCGCATCTGAAGGACGTTCATCACCGATTCATCGTAACTCCAAAACGGGGCGTTCCGCAGTGTGTGCGACTGAGCAACGATCCTCTCCATTTCTTCCAGCGTGAACTCGCCGGTGTTGAAATGGCTGCGCTGAACTTCGGCACGCATGGCAAACATCAGGTCTGCGATCTCGTCATTGGACATTTCCAGCGTGAACAGGCAGACGTGCTTCGAAGCTCTCAATGCAGCGTTGGCGATGCTGATGGCGATGGAACTTTTCCCTGCGCCGGTCTCCGCGGCGATGGCGGTCATCTGGCCGGGATGCAGGCCACCGGTGTCCTTGTCGAAATCGGCAATCCCGGTCGGGACACCGAGTTCGTTCTTGTGTTCGCTGATGTATTCGTAACGCACCAGAGCTTCGTCAACGATCCTACGGAACGGTTTCTCCTCCAGGCGCGGCAGTTCCAGGGACTCCTCGAAATACGCCAAGTCTTGCGAGGACAGCTTCCCCTTGCCTGGATTGAGCCAGAGAAGGGTTTGGATGCCACCGCCCGCGCCTCCGATGGTTCGTTTCGCCGACGGCATCCGTGACAAACGCGATGGGTTTTTGTTCTTCGGGTCGATTCCGAATGGAGCCAACGCCGCGAGAAGGCGGCGGACTGTTTCCGAATACTCCTTTGCGTTTGCGGAGTCCAATCGGACCCACGCGTGCGCGGATTTTCCGCCCGAAAGAATCACCGCTACGATCGGTAGCAGT